TTTCACAAATGCAATCTGCAAGCGTTAGCACTGGAAGAATAAGTGGTTATGCTGCTGCTGGAGGATCAGCAAATTTTATTGGCGGTGACCTAGAGAATGGCAGTCAATACATTCAAGATGATTTCGTTATAATAAGAAACAAATCAACGCAAACTGTCTTCGCTGAAGTGTTGCGAACATTTGTTCAATACGATGAACTTACTTTTGATCAAACTTCTGAAATAATGAATATCAAGAAGTCTGAGAGCGTAACTAGGGCAATCACTTATGAACGTGTATCAATGACCAGAGAGCCTGTCTATTTGAATGGTGGAGCTGGCGTCGTTTATACATCATTCAAAATTGTTCCTACTCGCACTACTGTTGACAGTACAGTCACGACAAGCAATGCTTCTGTTTTTGATAAAGGTACTGTGTTTCGTAGAGAATTAGTTGGGCGTTATCTAGGCAATATCTATGAAGTAAAGGAGTATGCACTGTTTGAAGATACTGTATTAAAGTATGGAAATTTGCAAAATGGAGATACTCTTAACATAAATTTAGTTTCCTAAGTTATGGCTAATATTGATAAGGTTGTAAAAGGCTCAACGCCATCGCTTATCCAGACTGAAAAAGCTAATCAGTTGATCAATGCCTTAAATGGATTGCTAAATATGAAAGCAGTCGAACCTGTTATTGTTACTGTTGATGATAGTTTCAAGGTAACTCTAGAGCTTGATACTGCTTCGCTTACTGATTCCCTAGATTTAGAAACAATGCAGGTCACTATCTGTGTAGACGGATCGCCAGTAACTAAAAATATTTATGTTCAAAGCGATGAAACGTAATGCCAACTGCAACTTCATTCTCAGCGTTCGGCAAGGGTAACGGATTCCCTATCTGTCTACCTAAAGTTGATGTAAGTGGTTTCGATAAGTGGACTACCTTCGGTGGCTACAATAGCGATGGAGAAGGTTCTATCAATCTCTCCTTGGATTTGCAAAGGGCTATGCCTTTTTACTGGAACTTATATGCTTTTGATATTGATGCGAGTTCCAGTTCTTCGCTAGGAGGCTCTTTATCAAGAAGCGGTAATCTTATTCTTCAAGATGGCAACTCGCTACCTCCTTTTACCCAGCTACCTTCGCCTATCAATAGGCAATGTAGTTACTTTAATTGTTTCGCCTCTGAGACAGGATCTGATACTGGTGCAAGTTATAATTTAAACGTAAGAACTATACAGATTCGAAGAATGTACTTTGGCTCGACTGACAATGAGTCTAACTTTATTGGGCTTGGCTTTAATCAAACTTCACAACTTTCTGCTTCCGCTTCTCAACCTAACGTAAGTGCTAGTTGCTCTATAGAGTTTGGCTCTTACTTTAACACTAATGCTGGCTCAAGTTATTCATTCGCTTTCACTACTGTCGGAGGAATAGCAGTTGGGTGCGAAGCGTTCGGATTCGCTTTTGTCGCTGGAGGCGGTGGAGCTACTCATCCCCCAGTCCTTGATCCTGTCAATTTATCTGCTGTATCAAATTTTCCTGCTTTCAGTCTGGCAAGCTCAGTTCAGATGAATAATATAGTTTACTATACTTACTAACTTAACATTAATCTTATCTATATATGGGTCTACAAATATTTGCAAATATTGACGCTACCAGTCTTGGAGGTGCGAGAGTTGTTTCTAGTACAGATTTGCGTTCTAAAAGTTTCAAGCAGTTCGCTGCTGGAGACGCTGTTGTCGTTGATATATTTCTTACTGGTCAGAATGGTGCGTTAGATATTCAGGCTTACCCTACTCGTAGATTAGGCATAGGTTCAATTAATGCAAAGCCAACTGGCGGTACGTTTGATATAGGCAGTCAAACTGGTCTAGCTTACAACATTAGTGCATCCGACTTACAGACTGCTATAACTGCTGAAGTAGCTGCCTGTACAATCACTCAGCTTGCTCCATTCACTTTTAAGTGCGAGTTTAATGCGAATGGCGATCAAACCATCCCATCTATTGATGCGACTGCACTTACGCCATCTTCTACTGTAAGTATTCAAGCAATCGTTGAGGGTACTGGCTCAGTAAAGGAACAATGGTTAATTAGACTTTTCGAAAACCCTATCGCTATCGTTGATTCCAACTGGACTAACATTAGTGGAAATGGCGTTCGTGGAACGCTAAACTTAGGAACTGTCGGAGTCTATGATTTACTAGACAGCAATACGTCTGTAAATACTACTATAGAGCTTGAAATAACGGATGCTAACGGAGACATCCAGACGATTTTCCAAGCTCCTCTGACGCTCACAGGAGAGGTTATAGGTCAAGGCGTGACAGGGGTAGCCTCGTTTGGTTCTTACGCTACTGCAGCTCAACTAGCTGCTGGATTTACTCGCTCAACCTATGTCTTTGTATCGGATGCCGATGGTAGCGATAGTGGAGGTCAGCGTGGTCGAGCAGACAAACCTTACAAGACTACTGCCGCAGGATTCACAGCTTCTCAATCTGGCGATGTTGTAGTGATTAGAGATGGAGATTTCTCCTCTTCTTCTAACACTCCTGTGAATAATACTTATATCAGAGTTGAGCCTAAAGCGATTGGTCCGACTTTGTTTGGATTTGGTAACTCATTTTCTTGCGAGGGTAAATTTACGAAAATTTCAGATTTCTCTTCAGCCACGCTGAAAGGGATTCAATGCAACTTTTGATTACGTATCTGTTGGAGGTGGTGGCGATTGCTTCTTTGATAACTGCGACTTCATTGGTGACTCTACCACAAATGCTTCAATTTCAATAAGCGGTGGAAGTACAACTCATTTAAGAAACTGTCGAGTGACTGCAACTGTCGCAGGTCTTGACTGTTTACGAACTCAGACAAGTACCGATGTAATTTTAGCAAATGATACTGAGTTTATTTCTGAAGATGGAGGTAACGGAATACAGGTTATTGGAACTGCTCTCCCTAATGTTCAGTTAAAAGATTGTGCTATCAAGACTGTCGTTACTGGAACTTATACTGCTCCCTAAGGCGATCAAGCAAACTTCTGCAACTTCTACCATCTACGTTCAGGGTAGCTTGAGTAGCACTCACGATACTGATGGAGTGGTACTGGATGGAGGTATCCACATGGTTAATTCTAACTACAATTTATAATGGCGACTCATAAAGTAAATGGACAATTACAAGTAACTCAAACTGCTACGTTTGATTCTCATGTTCAAGCAAACAGTCTTATCGTAAATGGTGGGAGCAGAATTAATGATGTACAATTTAGTGCTTACACCATAGATTTTCCAAGCATATCAGGAAATTCAAATGCATCGGTGACTCAAACTTTTACAGGTGTCGTTGTAGCTAATAATAATTTCTCTTCACTTGAATTACCACTAGCTATTGACGACGGCATCGTTGGATCTGCTCACGTATCTGCTGACGATGTTATAAAGATAGACTTGCACAATACCACCAGTCAAACAATAGACCCTGCATCTGGGGTCTATAAGGTAATGGTAATGACTTTCGCTTAACTTAACATCTAATTCTTATTTATAATGTCTTCAACAAAAGTATCTGAACAAACTCGTAGTGCGGTAGGCGGTCAGTCCGTTACCATTACTACTTCTTTCGCAAATCTTACAAGAGCTGTTTACGTTGGAACTGCTGGCAATCTTTCTGTCGTTTTTTCTGACGGCTCAACTGTCACGATCAACGATGCCGCAAATGGTTATCATCCATTGCAACTTTCTGGCATCAATGGGACTGGCACTACTGCTGGAAACGTAGTCGCTTTATTTTAACTCCCGATGGGTGCTTACTCTGGCATAGGACTCGGACTGCGAGGTGCAGGGTCTCTGACTACTGCTCCGCATATCGGTAAGGCTACCGCTCCGAGTTATAACGCTAACGCTCAGGCTTACTTTGATGCGGTAGAAATCTTTGACGCTACTGCTTTCGACTTGAGTTCTTATAATGCTACTTATACGACTGAGTATGTTAAAGATGTACATAATAATCTTTTCAATTCTTTAGACTCTATATGGAGCAATATTGGTCAGTTTATCATACTATGCGGTAAGAAGGATGCAGTCGGAGTTCCTGCAAAGGGTGCCACAATGACGTTGGTAAATTATTCTTCGAGTAATTTTAATCCAGTTCAAACTGGTTCTGGTAGTAGCGGTAAGATAGGACTCAAAAGCGGTAGCGGTCAGTATTTAACTTTACCTAACAATACTCCTCCTTTGAATCTTCAAGTTGTACCAAGTGCCAACAAGGATGATATTTCGTTTATTCAAGTCGTTACAAATGGAGCAGGAAACTATGATAGCGGTTTTGATTACTTTGAAAATAGTGGCAATGCAGGGTACTTCGAGACGAATCAGAAGTATGATACAGTTCAGTATTTTTACGGAAAAACTTACACAAATAGTATATCAGCAAGTACAAGTTTTGCGACTGAAGCTTACTGGGTGTATGCTAATTATCAAGGAACTGCTTATATTGCTAAGAATGGAGGCAGTCCATCTGCATCTACTAGTGGAGTAACTACAACTTATACAGGTATTGGTGCTGGTGGTAGTGGAGGTCAAAACTTCAGATTTACAGGTGGAGGAAATAGCGGTAGATTCCCACTATTGATGAGCTACAAAAATGGTGCTCCTTCAGGTACTATCAAGAGTGCATTTAAAACTTTCTTAGAAGCGTTTGGAGATTCTACAATACCATGAGCATGACAAATTCAGAACTATCGATGCTCTCAAGTTGCATCAATGCCGATCCGTTTACTCAAGAGCAAAGTGACTTTCTAAATCAATGGTGGATGATTGTTACGGATGCTCAAGTTGATTCATTCAATAGCCAACTTCCAGAGATGTATTCTATCGTCTCTTCAGAAAGCAATGATGGCGTTAAGGTTATACCTATTGCAATTATCACCGATGAGAAAATCTATGCTTCCGTGCTTGAGGAACTGCAAGCTCTTGAAACTATTAAACTTCAATCAACTGACTTTCCTCAAAGAGATATAATTAATTCCGAGCCTACTGGTCGCGAAACTACTGAAGAGGAAATGAACGCTCTACTCGAAGCGTTAGGACTATAAAATGGACGATATTATTTACAGGTCTTTTATCGGAATGTTCGGATTCTTTGCTACTATTGAACTTACACCTGTAAATGAAATATTAGGTTTTGCTGTTGGTGTAGCTACATTTGTGTACATGACATCATCAGCAGTAAAGGTAATACGAGAACTTTTAAACAAGTAATGCCTAGCATTAACGATAACACTTCTATAACTATACCGCTACGTAACTTGCTTGCGTTAGTAGCTGGTACAGCAATAGCTGTGACTGGATATTTCCATGTTACTGAGCGTGTTACAATGCTTGAGCATGAGTTGTCTATGATGCGAAACAAAGTATCTGATAACAAGCAATGGATTATAGACTGGGAAAAAGAAGGTCTACTACCTGCTGACATTATACAGAATAACAAAATAGAGTTCCTTGAAAGCAGGGTTCTCAAAATTGAGAATGTAATAGAATGACTCCTGAACTTATAGCAATGCTAGGTGGAGGCATGAGTGGCTTCGTTATGAAGTTTCTTGCTAAACAAGCTGAGACTCAGGCTCGCCTCTTCGAACAAACAATAAAAAAACAGCAAGTTGCCGATGCATCAGCCGATGCTGCTTACAAACGTGGCGGTGAAGCTGGAGGATGGATACGTAGGTTTATAACAATCGTAGTAATGTTCGCAGTAGTCGCTGCTCCATTCATAATCGCCTTCACAAGCGTAGGTGTTTCCGTTGAGAAGGAAACCAGCTTCCTCTTTGGGCTTGTTAAGGGAGCTAAGTGGGAGACTGTCACAGGGTACGTCATACTGCCTGAGGTAAGGCAAACTGCATTAGCTATCGTTGGTTTTTACTTCGGTTCATCTCAGGTCAAGTAATTATACAATCTTTTGACAATACTTACCTGCGTGTCTTACATCAGCACCAATGTCCTATAAGGGATTCATAGGTAGCGACTCTTGGACTAGAGGTCAGAAAAAAGAGTCAGAGTTCGGTAAGCTGCTCGTAGAGCGTTACCCTGAGGCTCGCCCTGCGACTTTTCAAGAGCAGGTCAGGCATATAGACTGGATATGTGACAAGGGTACGATAGACGTCAAAGCGATGAAGCGTGTATCGAGAAGTAGCAATATCCAGAGTGAATTTATATGGGTAGAGTTCAAAGGAAATGCAGGTAGGGCTGGCTGGCTTTACGGCAATCAGGACTACGTAGCCTTTGAAGCTCCTGAGAAGTTCGTTATAGTGCGTAGGGCTGACCTTCAGACATTAGCTGAGAAACTATGCGATCTAGACGATAGGGTGAGTGTGGCTAAAGATGCATTATATAAAAACTACACTAGAAAAGGAAAGCTTGACGAAATATCAATGATTCGTTTCGATGATTTATTCAAGATAGAAAACTTTTCAATTACAAAACATACATGAAAATTATAGCACTCACAGGATGCAAGATGGTAGGCAAATCTACAGTCGCTCAGGCTATCGCAGATGAATCCGATAAGGCAGTACATATAATATCTTTTGCTGATCCTATAAGAGCAATGCTTCAGGCTATGGGTGTACGATCAGAAAACCTAAATATGCAATCATTGAAAGAGGAAAAGATATCAGGTCTTGGAAAAAGTGCTAGGTATCTTTTGCAAACTCTTGGAACTGAATGGGGTCGAGGGATGATCGCTAATGATATTTGGCTGTGGGCTATGCAACATCAAATAGAACTTGAAAAAGAAGCTGGTGCTGAAATAGTTGTTATTGATGATTTGAGATTTGAGAATGAAGCTGATTGGATAACATCCGTTGGTGGTTATGTAGTTAGGCTAAAAAGAGATGGTTATAACTATGGTTTTGATCCTCACTCAACTGAGAAACCTCTACCTATTCACAAAACTGATTTAACCTATGACGCATCGGATGAAGATGATGCTGCTAAAACTATCCTATCCCTTGTTGAATAGATTTACACTTGATTTATTATTGATGGCATCTACTGAAGAAGCATTTGAAAACGCTAAGGCTATACTTGGTGAACAATTCCAACACTACGCAATCGTAGTCCAGTATGACGATGGAAGCGTGTGGCATGAATCAAATAATCAGCTAGTCGAGAAGGCTCTTTACCATGAAGCTCTAGGCATGATTCGTGAAGAAAAAGAATACGATGATTCCGACATAGAACTAGAGTGGGATGAGGATGATGATGACGATGGATGGGAAACTGTTGATGAAGAAGTAGAGGAATAATCACTCTAAACATACCCAATCCCCTGCGAACCTACTTAAACAGTAGGTTTTTTCGTATCTAAAAAAGTTAATAAAAAGTTAGAAATACGCTTTACATTGTATATCTGCTCAGGCATAATGGTGTTACACTTAAATTACTAACCTATAAAAAACACTACTATGGATTACGTCACTATCACACAATCACTCAACTTCCAAAAGGATAACAACTGCTGTGCAGTAGTAAGTCTTTCTACTGCCGCTAATATCGACTTCGAATCTGCACAAGCGATGTTCGCTGACAAAGGTCGTATGCCTAAACAGGGTACTGCACTTCACGTTTCCTTACGAGTCATGAAGCTCCTCATGAAAACAAAGCGTCTCAATCAATATACTGGCACGACTGTATGCAGGACATTGCGTAACCTTTCCAAGTCTGGAACATTTATCATAGACGTTCGTGGTCATATCTTCACTTACAAAAATGGTGAGATACAAGATTGGATCGAAGCTAATAGCCGTAAGCGTATCGAGAATGTATGGTACGTTGAGTCTGTTAAGGATCACGCCAATGAGGAAAAAGTTATTCGCTCTATCACTAGAGGCTTGAACAAACTAAAGAATCCAACTCGCAAGTCTCGCAAGACTGCTCGTCGTAAGGGTTACAAATGCTTTGTGCGTTGCAAAAAGACAAACGTCACTAAGATAGTAAAGGTCTTGGTCTACAAGCAATCCGAAATCAAAAGTCTACTTAAGAAATATAACTACGAGCTAGTAGGACTCGTCTAATAATAATATCAACATGAATATATTTGTCATAGACTCTAACCCTTCCAAAGCTGCTCGCCAGTTGTGCGATCAACATATCAATAAGATGGTTCTCGAATCCGCTCAGATGATAGCTAACTGTTTCTCACTAGAGACACTCGAGGATGCACCTAAAACAAAGTCTGGTACAGCACGTAAGCATAGCTACTTCAATCATCCATGCAGTATCTGGGTGCGTGACTCTACGGCTAACCTTAGGTGGCTTCTTAACCATGCCATAGCGATGGAGCGTGAGCGTATAGCTAGAGGCTACAAACCTCACTTCTCCATTGAGTTCATCAAGTGGGCTAAGAACAATATCAGCCTTAGTAACAATCCAGTCGCTAGGCGTACTGAGTTCGCCATTGCGATCTCCGAGAATATGACCTGCCGACAAGTACCCAAGTTCGATCAGCTAGATCGTGTGAGCCAATACAGGCTCTACTACAAGTACGACAAACCATTTGCTACTTGGAAGCGTAACAAACCTACTTGGATATAGGGTTAAAAAAAAGTTATAAAAAAGTTATCAATATGCTTTACATTGTATATCTACTCAGCCATAATGGTGTTACACTTAAATTACTAACCTATAAAAAACACTACAAATGTACTACTCAGAAAAAAATCGCAAATGCCCACTCGATGCTGCTATCATCAGAAACTGCTTAATCTTCGCAGGAATCTTAATCGCTCTCGCTATCAAAAACTGCGAGCCAATCATCTCTCTCATCTAACCTATATATCACTACTTATCATGAAAAAACTTATCAAACTTATTTCGGTCGGCTCTTGCCTAGACATTGACGATCTTACTGTTTATCCTCTAATCGCTGAGGGTGGCAAACCTGAACTCACAATGGGTCGCCCTCTTGTTGAGTGCCTCGAGAATCTCAACTGGTCAGTATCGGTATCCGATCATGACCTACAATTAATTATAGAATCAATCGGCATAAATAAATTTGTCGACTGCGTTTCTGCTTCTGAATCTCTTACTAAATAACTCATAACCTAAATACAAAATCATGCATAAAGCTATACTCATAAATCCCTCAGCACTCACAGTAACTGAGGCTACTGTAACTGATGATTATAAGGACATCCTGAATATGATCGGATGTCGTTGTTTCACCTGCGTCAGAATAGATGCATACAATGTCGCCTACTGCGATGATGAAGGTCTCATCAATGGAACTGCCCATGGCACTAAGTTTAAGGCTGATGTTTATCCTGACGCAATCGCAGGTAACATTCTAATCCTTGGTGATGATGGAATGGGGGGTTCTACCGATGCAACTCTCTCGACTGATGAAGTCAGAAAGATGATGGAATCATTCGTTATTTTCACAGCTAACCTTGGGAACTAATCATGTTAAGTTACATATATTTCAATGACTTCTGCGATGCTTTCAGACGTATGGATCGCACCGATCACTTCTCTGAAAAAGGTATGCAAGCATTATACGATTATCTTCAGGAAATAGATGATCATTATCACTTGGATGTCATAGGTCTGTGTAGCCAATATCAGGAACTCAGCGATAAGGAATTAGAAGATAACGAAAATCCTGACCTTATTGTCCGCTCATTTGATGGAGGTGCAATAGTCGAACCCTAAAAAATCATGGACTTAGAATACAATATATCAATAATCACGCTTATCCTAGCTCTCATACAAGTAGAGTCTAGTGGCATTGACTCAGCCATAGGTGACAATGGTGCATCTTGGGGCTGCCTGCAAATGCAGGCTGCTTACGTTCAGGATGCGGCTGATCACGCTAATGAAAACTGGACTCACAAGGATGCCCTAAATCGTGACAAGGCTATCAGCATATTCACAGCATACATGGATCGTTATGCTACTGAGAAGCGTCTAGGTCGAAAGCCTACCGCTCAGGATATTGCTCGCATTCATAATGGTGGTCCAAATGGTCACTTAAAGGTTGCAACTGAAAAATACTGGGTCAAAGTAAAGGCTCAACTAATTTCTAGCGGTGCGATTAACGCTACTGCGAAAAACAAATAAACATAAATATAATCATATGGCTATATTACAAGCTCAAGCCGATAACAGTTCTGGCTTTCAAATAGATGAACTGGCTCCAAGTGGTGACTTTGTCGCTACCTGTTTAGATGTCTCCGATGAGTTCCAAGTGACTCGTCGCAAGTATCAGTCCGAGGAAACTGAACAAATTGATGTTACACGTTTCCTCTTCGGATTCAAAGCTGCCGATGGCAAGCTCTACAAGATCCAAACTTTCGAGATGAAGATTTCAGGTTCGCCTAAATCTACTCTCTACAAGTTCTTGTCAGCATGGCTCGGCAAAGCTCCTGCGATGGGCTGGGATTACTGCGAGATGGTCGGTAAAGGCTCTGTAATTAAGGTTGAGCAAACTACTAGTGCGATGGGTACGACATACTCAAAGATCACAAGTATCACGCCTCCTAAGACTGCGTTGGCTGATTATACCGCTCAGGTAACTCCTGTTGCTGACTTCGGACATTCTGCAAGTACACCTGCTCCTGCCGCTGCACCTGCCGCTGCCCCAGTTGCTTCTGCTCCATCTGCGTTCGATCCGAATCAAGATGAGAACTGCCCATTCTAATCTAACCTGATTAGTTAATCATAACTTGGCTGGCATCGCTTCCATGCGGTGTCAGTCATTTAACTCAAATAAAAAAAAACATGGCTACCTTGGAAAAAACTTCGAATCTCTCAGATTCACATTGGTACACGCTGGACGGAAAACCTGCGTACACTATTAAAAAAGCTAAGGGTGATGGCGATAGACCTACAACTCTACGTGACGCTCGCAAACATAACCTCTTGCCATCCGTAACGACTATCTTCGGAGTTATGGCTAAGCCTAGCTTGGAACGCTGGAAGATGGTCAAGACTGCTGAAGCTGCTATCGCTACTGAGCGTGATGCGGATGAGCCTGACGAAAGATACATACAGAGAATACTCGCTCGAAGTCGCTCTGAGACGTCTGAAGCTGCTGAGTTGGGTACAAAGGTACACGATGCACTCGATAACGCTCTCTGCGGTCGTGGAGAAGTCCCTGCTGACGTATCTAAGTACGTTGCACCTGCACTATTCCTGCTTGGTGGTTACGGAATCAAGAATCTTCAGACTGAAAAAACTGTCGTCAATAAATCAGAAGGCTACGCTGGTCGTGTAGATCTTATCGCTGAGTTTAATCATGGCTCACATATCGTCATCGACTTCAAAACTCGCAAGACTCAAGAGGATACAAAAGTTGTTCCTTACGAGTTTCAGGCTATGCAGATAGCTGCTTACGCTATGGCTGAGTTTGGCACTCTCGAAAACGTCTACGGCTCTAACTTATACATCAGTACAACTGAGATTGGTAGAGTTGAAAAAGTTATATACGAGCCTGATCAACTTCAGGCTGAATACAAAACATTCTTACACATGAACGCTATGTGGCGTTACATCAAAAACTACGACCCTAGAGTCAACTCATAAAATGAACTATCCTACTATAACATCAAAAATAATTCGCCCATCAAATGTCATCATTACTGCTGCAAAGTTGTTTGATAAGCCTCAGAAAATAATTCGTGGTTCATCTAGACGTGCAAGTGTTGTGGCGATTCGTGATCTATGCTTCAAAGTTTGCAAGGATCATTTATTCATGTCTGATCGAGAGATCGCACTAGCGTTCGGAAAAGAACGATCATCAGTAACTATCGCACTAATGCGTGTAAATAAAAACCTAGCAAAGCGTAACCAATATCAAGTAATGCTTGCTGAATTAGAAAAGGAATTAGAACTATGAAAGATTTGCATATAGAACGTGAGCGTAAAGAAGCGTTAAGAATCAAACTAATCGAGAATCGCTTAATAATTGTTAAGAAGCTAGAAACCTTGGAGCTTGCACTCGCTGCTCTAGGTGAGCAACTGAAAGATTGTAGATAAGGAACTTTTTCCTGATGACGAATGCGAATCCTGCCAATAATTAACACTCAACTATAATACGTATGCACGATAATAACTATGCGGTAAATATTAGCTCTTTCGTCAGATGGGCTCATGAAAGAATCGCTAAGGAGATTGAGAGCAATGACAAGTGCGAGGCTGAGCATGGCTCTTCTAGCATCTCTGACATAAGGTCTCGGATCTCTTACAAGTTGACTGATAAAGAAAAACTTGAATACATCAATCATATTGATTCCTTAAGATCAAAATATACAGCACTCGGATTCAGAGCAATCTGTAAGAAGGCTGGCATACATGATCAAACTTATTATAAATGGCGTAAGTCATTGAACCTCGGTAATTACAAACGTAAAAAGAAATAATGTCAGATACTATATTCAATAAAACTACAGAGTCAGTCTTGGCTCGTGGACTACAAGCAATGACTAAAGCCTGTGATGCTTTATCCGCAGAAAACTCTAACCTAAAATCAGATATTGAGTCCCTACAAAATCAGGTGGTTCAACTAAAAGATAAGGTCGTAACAAATCTGGAGGAAAAAGAATGATTGAAAATTTTGAATGCATAAACTGTGGAGCTATCGAAGGTGATGAAATCGGTGAAGTAAAATTTAACATTAAGAGTCAAGTATGCGACATATGTTGTCATGACTTGTACGCAGATGAAGATGACGAATAAAAAATGCACTACATAGGAATAGACTGTGGTCTTGATGGGGCTATCGCAATCGTTAGTGGAAACAATATTCACGCAATGATTGAGATGCCCACTATCAATAATGACGGAAAACGTGAAATCGACATTCATCGACTGAGCAATCTGTTTGATAATGATAACATCAGAAACTCCCATATCGCATACGTCGAAAACCCTGGTCACCATGCTCCTAGTGCTTCAGGTCTCAGGTCTATGACCTACTCATACGCTATCATAAAAACATTATTAATCGCCAATGGAATAGAGAATCATTCTGTTATGGCTAGAACTTGGCAACGTGAGTTCTGGGAAAAACCTAAGGATTCTAAAATAAAATACGATACAAAAGCCTCCGCACTCAGCGTTGCTAATAGGATTTGGTCAAAAACTGACTGGAGACGTACCCCTAGAAGTAAAAAATGCTTTGACGGATACGTTGATGCCGCTTTAATTGCAGAATATGGTCGTAGGAGGGATTCCAAGCGATGAATAAAAAAGAATTACAAATACAACTCAAAACACTAAATCAAGAAATATCATGCCAAATAGAAAAGAATCGCCAAATGGATATGGAGCTGTTATTGTCTCCGCAGTCGAGCAGGCTAGAAAAACTGAAACTAAAAACTTCGATCTCGAAACTATCATCGGATGGATCAGAGATGGAAAAGGTAGATTCGCGACAAACGTAGCGAAAGTTAGAAAAGCTGTCGGTGATGGCAATAAAGAATTAGCATCGAGCTAAAACTTAATCTTCCTGCCGTTATGTTTAGCGGTACGTTCTCTAAGCGTTCATCCAGTAAGCTAGTTCAGCACTCAGGAATGATTTGCATGGACTACGACCATATGGATGAACCTGCATCAAAGATAGATACTTTACGCTTCGATCCCCACATCATCGCTGCTTTTGTTTCACCTTCAGGTAGAGGCATGAAAGTTATTGTCGCAATACCTGCTGGGGCTGAGGATCATGCACTCGCATTTGAAAGTGTTAAGAGTTACCTCGCTACTTATGACTTGGAGGCTGATGAGAGTGGTAAGGATGTTAGCCGTCTATGTTTTCTCAGCCATGACCCTGAGGTACACTATGCACCTGATGCAGTTGAGCTTCCTATTATGCCTGTTGCGGCTTCAGAAGCTCCTCAGCAGGATCAAACTGAATCAACTGGCGAGCGTATCGGAGATAAATATCAATCGTCACCTGACGTACGTGAGCGTTCTGCTTCTTGCCTGACTAAACTTGGATGGCACATTGGTAGAGGAAATGCTGATCGCACATACTGCACTAGACCTAACAAGGATCGTGGAATATCTGGAGAACTACGCAATGATGGTTCTTTCTTTTGCTACACCGATGGAGCTTCGCCACTAGAGCCTAATGGTAACTATTCAGCCTTCGCACTATATACTATCACCAATCATGGCGGTGACTTCAAAGAGGCTACCAAGGAACTATCTAAAGAGTTTGGGACATCTGAGCCTAGCATTAGTGGGCGTGACTTCTACGGAAAAGACATCGCTGTTACTGCCGACCCTGCCAGTCCTGAGGCTGTCGCTGATTTAGAAGATAACTTCCCACATTGGCAATGCGTTACAGAAATACCAAATGACCTAGAAAAACAAATCATGCAGGAATACCCTGTACTGATTGAGGGATTACTACATAGAGGTACTAAGATGGTTTTCGGTGGCGGTAGCAAATCCTATAAAACTTGGACTCTGCTAAACTTAGCAATCAGCGTTGCTTCTGGCGGTAAATGGTTCGGACATCAATGCGTTCAAACCAATCAAGATGTAATCTTTCTTAATTTCGAGGTTCCTCATCTCTTCTTCTGTCAGCGTGTCAGAAGCGTCTGTCAGGCGATGGGAATAGAACCTCCTAGCAACCTGCACGTATGGTCTCTTCGAGGTGTCTGCAATGACCTGAAGGTAATTATGCAGGTCATGAAAAAGCGAATCACAAATGGCTGTGCGTTGATGTGCATTGACCCAATATACAAAGCTCTAGGTGACAGAGATGAGAATAGTGCAGGTGATATGGGCTTACTTATGAATGAGGTTGAGGCTATTGTCGAGCAAACTGGTGCTGCTGTGGCTTTCGGAGCTCACTACTCTAAGGGAAATCAGTCCGAGAAGGATCCGTTAGATCGTATCAGCGGATCTGGAGTCTTTGCACGTGACCCTGATACCATTATGGGACTAACGGCTCATGAAGAGGAAAACTGCTATACTGTTCACTCATCACTCAGAAACTTCGCAGGTCGAGATCCCTTTGTTGTCGAATGGGACTTCCCAATGTTCAGTAAGCGTGATGACTTAGATGCCAATCGCCTACGTAAGCAGGGTCAGAAGGTCAGTCAGGCTTCTGTGTTTAAGGAACTAGAGAAAAGACTTCCTGAGGGTGCTAAGGCTTCTGAATTTAACTCAGAGTTTGCTGAGGAATATGGGGTATCGGTTAGGACTGTTCAGAGATATGTAAAGGAACTAAAAGCTGCAAATCGTGTCAGATTGACCTCTGGCAACCTATTTGCTCTGCGTGAAGAAACGACATCCTGATTTATTTTACTATCTCTTGTGCTACAACTACTTACAAATAAAACGACATCTGAAACGACATACGTGACGTTTTTCTTAAAAAACGACGACATCCCTAAAGGTAACGACGTTTCCTTATCTAACGACATCCCCACAGGGGAGAATGTCGTCAGACAGGAATAAACAAACTGACGCTCATTTTACACAATGGGGTTGACATATATATATCAATGGTTTAGGGCTTAACTTATGACTACTCAAAATAACGAATTTAAAGCTCTCAAAGAGATGCGTGAAATAAGTATCGCAATGAGAGAATTGCAGAATCAGGCTTCATCTATTGCTAAACGCTATAAGCAGGGTATCAAGACGCTTGAAAAGGAATCAGCTTCAATTGAGGCTTGTTTAGATGATGGAGGTTGGATCTCAGGAACTGAGCCATGGGATAATCAATCGCCTGAGCTTAGACAGCTAATCGCTGATCCTCAGCTAAAAAACATTCCAGAGGATGTTAGCGTATGAGTTGGCAGAATGAAAATATGGATAGATACATAGAATCCTGCGAGGATGACGCTATCCGACTGACTGATATGGACGAATGTTGCATTGGTACAAATCAAAAGGGTTACTTAATTTACTGCTATGATAAGATGCTAGAGTTTTATATCAATAAAAGAGGTTACAGTTATGAAGATGCGATTAGTCATTTAGACTTCAATGTAGTAAACATTTCTATCGGAGATAGAATACAGATAAGATTCCCATGATAAAAGTTCAACTCATAGATGGTCTCGACTACCCTGAAGATAAACCTGAAAAATCACCTGAAGCTTTCAAGATAACTTCAGAGATCCTTGTAAGGATTCAGGAACTGGATGAACTCATGCCGAATGATGGCATGGCATCTGGGGGAATCAGACTCATCAATAGGTTGTCTAAAATTAATCGTATCTCCCCCCGTGCCTACCGACTCCTCATTGACATGGTAGGCGAACGCCAATGCTTCACGCTGTCTCTTGAAGATCTGGGTAAGAGGCATCTCAACAATGATGGTAACCCTACCACTCGACAGTCTTGGCTTCAAAATGCCCAGTTCGACATAGAGATAATCAAAGGTGCATGGCTAGAAGTTGGGGAAGTCATGGAGGAAATGCTCAAGAGGCGTCCCTCAGATAGCCCTGAAGGGATCGCAAAAGATGATTAGTACAGCTACCCATGGGGGGGGGTGCAAAGGTACCCTTGGAAATGTTAGCTCTGCAAGGCGTATCCGTTGCAAAGCGTTTTTATGAGTTTTTGATTCAAACCCTTTACCACTTTAAAAAGAGAAAAAAAGAGAAAAATGAAAGTCTACTGCAAATATACTAAAATGCTTACTACGGATGAGCTTACGGAGCATCCGAGCAATCCCAATACGCATCCACCTGAGCAAATAAAATTGCTTGCGACCATAATTGAAAAACATGGCTGGCGTAGACCAATTGTGGCAAGCAATAGGACTGGCGAGAATGTAATCATCAAAGGTCATGGAAGATTTGAGGCTGCTCAACTTCTGGGACTGAAGGAATTACCTGTGGATATTCAGGAATATGAATCCGAGAAACATGAGCTTGAAGATTTGGTTGCCGACAATAGACTAGCTGAGCTGGTGGACGTTGATATGGACAAACTGAGAGAAGCGTTCGAGAATGTAGATACGACTCATTTTGAAACTGGCTACACTGATGGCGAGATTGAAAATATTATCAACAATATGGAAATCGAGAAGGATGACTTGGTTCTCGATAGAGAAGTGGACGTAGACCCTAAAGAAGCCTCAGGTCAAAAATCCATGATCTTGCACTATATGAAGGATGAGGCTGAAACTCTTTCCCCCATTCTCGGTTCACTTCAGTCCATATACAACTGCCGTAACATTAGCGGTACTGTCCTAACTTTACTAAAGAATTATTGCCATGAGTAAAAAATCTCGCACTCCAACTGTATACTGCTCACATAATGAAATGGTTGCAGTATCTGACCTAGAGGTTCACCCTAAGAGTCCATACATTCATAGCGAATCGCAGATTGTTACATTATCTCGAGTAATCAAAGCTAACGGCTGGAGAAACACAATCGTAGTAAGCGGTCGTGATAAGAAAACAATTGTTAAGGGTCGACTACTGTACGAGACTGCACTCGCTAACAAATGGGATGAGGTTCCAGTAGAGTATCAAGAATATTCTAGCATTGGTGAAGAAATCGCTGATATGGTGGCTGACAATAAGGTAAGCTCGATGTCGGAGATTGATAGCTTCATACTTGGAGATGTTATGGAGCGTATAGATGAGATTGGTGGTGATCTTTTGAATACTGGCTTCGACCAGTCTGTAGTAGATGTCATAACTGGAAAACTTGATGAAGCTATCGAACTTGGGGGTGAGGCTGAGTTTGATGTTGAAGAGGATGATTCTAGCATTAAGACCATCAAGCTAATTTACGATAAGGATGACTTTGAAGAGTTCACTAGAATCCTCAAAGACATTTGTGAGTCTGAAGAAAAACTACCTTCTAGAGTTATTTACGAACTGGCACTAAATGCCCATTCGGATGAATCATGAAAATAAAAACAATACATAGACGTACATTAAATTATAAGAAATACGTCAAGCGTAAGGCATCTACTGATGATTGCATCAATGAGATAACTGAGCCATGTAAAGTTTTCGATCAGGATGGAAATCTTCTTTGCGTTTATGACATGATTGGCATAGACACTACTGATCTTGTTTCAGAACTGAAAGATGTTAAGTATGGTGAGACTACTAGAACTGGTGGGCTTGTTACCACTAGCAGAATCTTCGGATTCCAACCTCGACTCGAACGTAGACAGCGTGCTTTCTGTAATCAGACAAGTTTAGCTAATGAGAATCCAAAAGTCGAAGGTATGCTACGTAAGTTGGCTTCGCATATCACTAAGAAGTACATGGATACTTCTCCTGAAGTTTTCGAGAATCATAAAAAACTTTTAGATAAAGTTATTGATGAGTGGAGAATGCCTGACTCACTTTTCACTAGCGGTATCATAAATAAAAACAATGCTTTAGCTTATCACTTCGATGCTGGTAATTTTAAAGATGTTCTTTCTTGTATGTTGGTTCTGCGTGAAGAGATGGAAGGTGGATGGCTTTGCGTTCCTGAGATACAAACTCGATTCCTACTCAAGCATAACTCTTTGTTCATGTTTGATGGGCAGAAAATACTTCATGGCGTATCGCCCATGAACAAGATGAGCGAAGATGCTTACAGATTCTCTATCGTCTATTACAGTCTTAAGGGTATGTGGAAATGTTTGACGCTGACTGAAGAGTTGGCTAGAGCTAGAGAAATAGAAATGGCTAAACTTAATCAATGAAACTTTTACTAGTATTCCCATCAAAGGGTCGACCTGAAAACATCCAGAAGTATTCAATACCTCTAGCTGAGAAGCTAGGTGAGGACTACAAGATATTCATCGAGCCTGAAGAAACTGAAACATACAAGTTTGATAATCAGATCATTCTTCCTGAAAACAAAATGGGACTGAATCGTTCCGTCAAGTTCGCTGACAACTACGCACTAGAAAATGGCTACGATCTAATTTTTAAGATAGATGATGACGTTAAGTCGATTGGCGAAATCGAAAAAGATTTAGGATTAATCAAAAAAGCGTTTCGAAATAAAAAAATTGGTGCTGTATGTTTTCCTTATTCATTTGAGTGGTACGCTAAGAGTAAGAAGTTATTTACGAGGCTGAATAAGCGGATGCAAACTTGCTATATCATTCGTGCAGGGTTATATCAATCTACTGAAAAAATATCAGTTTTTGAAGATTTTTATCAGTTCCTAATGCTTCGGCAGAATGGATACAATACTTTATACTGCCCTAAGCATATGATCGACCTAGCAAAAATGGTCGGTGAAGGAAAAGGTGGATTGCAACTTTATTCAAGAGATAGAGAAAAGGCTGAGAAGGCTATACGTCACTTTCAGTCGATAGATAGTTCTATCAAAATGATTGAGAAGCCTGATAAAAAATGGAAAGTCGAACCTAAGTTCACTTCTAAGTTATATCGTAGCGTTGCTATATAGATGATTGATTCAAACCTACTAGATCAGGTAGATAAAAAACTACTTGCTAATATCGTCAAAAAAGTTCGTGACGGAAAAACACTCACTGCTCAGGAACAATCCTTCTTGGATTCTCAGCGTGAGAATGATTCTAGTGGCAAGCTCAATGAAGACTCGCTCATAAAAACATCTGAGCTTGTAGAGCTTTTTGGCATATCGGCTCAAAGTATTTCTAACTTAGCTAAGGATGGTGTAGCTGTTCGTGTTGCTAATGGAAGATACAAAACATACGAGTCTATCAAAAACTACATTCGTATGCTTCAAAAGGGTCGCAAGTCAAAGCATGGCAGTACGGCTTCGATGGAGGAACTACGTCAAAGATTGATAGATGAGCAGGGTCGAAAGGAATCTGCTGTTGCATCGCTCAGAGAGTTGGAACTGAAGATGAAAGCAGAATCACTTATACCTGAATCAGAAGCTACTGAGACTCTCATGAAGTTACTGACTCCTTTACGCAGATTACTTGATGCACTTCCTAGACAGATTGCTGCTCAGGCAAATCCAGAGAATCCCAATATCGCTGAGCTTGCGGTACGCAATGGGCTTGACGATAGAATCTTTGATCAGATACAGAAAATCATAGATGAGGAAACTTGACAATCCCATCAAACCTGAGAGAATACTTTTGTCTTAGTTAGTAGTCCTTCTATTAAGATGTTGGTGGGATAAGTGTTTTCCTTTGTGTCCGCTAACTAAGACATTAACTTCTCATCATTAGTATGGCATCTAACGTAACTATAAACTCAACAGGGTTCAATAACATGATGCGTACCCTTAGTAAAAAGACTGGTGCTAGTTATAAGCAGGTGGTCAAAGCTACTACTGGTTCAATACTAGAAAATACGGCTCGTAGAACTTATAAAACTAAACTCAAAACCATCAAGCTTAGTGTTAATAAATTCCTATCTAGAAAATTTAAAGCTCAGGACGGCTCTAAGATTAGAAAAGGTAAGGATGGTTCTCTAGTCTTCAGGTCGAGCAACTGGAGTAGCGGTCGCTGGATAAAGTTAAGAAGTAGTTTCGATGTCAGAAAAGTTGTTCAGACTCCCAATGGCAGACAGCTTGAGGGTAAACTAAAGAGTCAAGTCAATAGATCGCTCAGAGAATACAGGTCTACTTTAAGGAATATCATTAATAGAAAAAAGGCTAGGATCGCATCATCTCAGGCTTCATTTCTTAACATAATGAAACAGCTTCGGATACCAATAAAATCAAACGCATCACTTGGTGCTGCTAGGAAGGCTAAGATTGACGCTGGTCACAAAAGAGCTTTACGTGGCAGTCAGAATATGATGGGTAAGGATTCTTATTCTATAACAATAAGCAGTAGATCAAGATCAGCACTCAACCCTAAGAGTGGCGGTGTTGGTGCGTTTAGGTGGTCATTCAATGGTCAGGTAAAAGCATTTGAGACTGCTGCTAAAAAAGACTTAAAAACATACACACAAAAATTCGCATCAAGAAATGGCTTCATCGTTAAAGGGTAATGTAAAAAAACTTTTTGCAAAGCGTTCATTAAAACCTCCAGTAGATTGGGCTTTTGAAAACTGTACGCTAAGGGATAATGTTTCTGAACTCCCAGGTCAGTTGAAAATATTCCCCTACGCTAAGGAACCTCTCAATGCCCTCATTGATCCTACTGTAAACAAAGTAACTTTATGCTGGGGTTCGCAGTCGAGCAAAACTACGACCATGTACACAGGTATCGGTTATCTTCTTACGGAGTTCCCTAAGGATACGCTTTGGATTATGCCTAGTGCGGAGAATGCTCGTAACTTTTCAAAGGGTCGCTGGCTTCCTTTCATTGAGGACTGCAAACCTCTCTTAGCAGAATGCCCAGTCAGCGTGGCAACAGGTCGTGTGGACTCTGAGAAGATCACTAATATGCGTCAAGAGTTCTTGTCTTGCACACTAACTTTTGCTGGGGCAGGCTCAGAAAATAATGTCAAGTCTGCACCTGTCGCCTACTTAGTTCTAGATGAGATTGATGAGATTGACCCTGATATACGACTAGCTGCTCTTGAGCGTATCAAGGGTCGCAGGCAATACAAGATCATACAAACTTCTACACCTAAGGATGAGGTCGGAGGCATATGGGAGGAATACATATATGGCGATCAGCGTAGATACTTCATGCCATGTCCGCATTGCAATGAAAGGATTGAGTTCACTTGGCGACAAACTGACAACGATGGCAAGTTGCGATACTCGATAGGTTTCGATGAGAATGCAAAGCTTGAGGATGGGGGGTACGATTATGGCATGGTTGCATCTTCAGCACACTACCGATGCCCTGAGTGCGATGGCAAGATACTTGATGCTCATAAGCCTGACATGATTAAGAATGGAGAATGGATCGCTAAGAACCCTAAAGCTCCAGTAGGTCATCAGAGTTACCACCTGAACTCTATGTATGCTCCTGCTATGACCTTCTCTTATTTGATTACAACTTGGTTACAAGTAAGTAAGTCAATGCATGGACTAAAAAAGTTTGTTCAGGGTAACTTAGCTGAACCTTGGCGTGAGGACTGGGCGAATCAGGATCAGGCTGACGCTCATCAACTTGAAAGAGATTATCAACGTGGCGACTTGCAAGGTGAGATACGCATACTTGCCGCTGATACTCAAACTGATTCTTTCTGGTTTGTCGTTCGAGGTTTCAATAGAGATGGCGAAAGTTACTTGGTCGATTGCGGTCAGGTCGCAACATTTGCTGAACTAGATGAGAAGTTCGATCAGCATACCTGTCAAGCTGCTATCATTGACTGTGCTGGCGATAGAACTGCTGAGATATACGAAGAGGTATTCAAGCGTAGAAATAAATGGTTCGGATCACGTGGTTGGAAAAACTTGCAAGGCGATCAGCCATACAGGATGCAGATGAAAGATCCGTTTCACTGGAGATAACAAAGGTCGAGCAGGTAAATCAAAAATCAGATACCTTCATATCAATAAAAGTTTGTACGAGGATGAGATGGCTAAACTCCGCTCTGCTCAAATCTCTGGCTTTTTCACTTTTGCCGATACACCTAAAGTTTACTACGATCAGTTATTCTCGACTTACTGGGTAAAGGAAACTGATAAGAGTGGTCACATAAAAACTGCTAAGAAAATCAAACGTGGCAAAGGCGATCACCTTTGGGACTGCGAAATCATGGCTAGAGCTTTATCTAAGTTTGTAGGCATCGCTCGTATAGATATTGATCAGGAACCTGAGCGAAAACCTAGGTCAAGAGCTTCTAAGCCTCGCTCAGCTACCAGTTTCTGGGGTTAAAAAAAAGTTAAAAAAAAGCTGAAATATGCTTTACATTGGTTAATTAATCAGCCATACTAGTGTTACACTTAATTAATAACACTATAAAAAACACTACTATGAATAACACTACTAACGAACTCCGCTCTTCACTCGAATCACTACGTCCTTCTCTAGAAGCTTACTTCATCGAGCATTACACAAATCTAATTACTCGTCTCCTTGGAGACAATGGACGATTCACCTCTCGCGAATTATATGTCTACGATATAAACTTCATTTGCTCAATGGCTAAAGATGCCGATGATACTAAATCAAATGGTCCTCAAGTTATAGATCTAGATCGCATCAAATCTTACGCTTCTACTTACGCTACTAACCTAATTAACACCTACATCGAGAAAATCGACTCGAAGCTAGGATCCTTGGAAAGTGCGAAAGTTATCTCTGGAAACCAGTACTTCGAGTTCTTCGTAGAAGGAATCAAGGATGGAAAAAACGTAAGCATCAAGCAATCGATGAGACAAAATTGGTCAGCTAATGGACGTCCTTTCGATCAGTTCCCTGCTCTCTGCTACATCGACGGAAAAAGAATTAAAGCTTCCGAATTTAAGAAGCTCTTCGCCTAAACCCTAAACCTCCCCACTCTTCGGAGTGGGGAAATTTTTAAACCCATATAAAACACTACTATGAAAAACTCAAAAATCACTAAGCATCGCCTCGCTGGAGGCTTCGACCCTAAGTCCTATACTTTCGTTGATTCTTATGATCATCGCATGGATGAGGCTTACGACCATGTTCATGGCACATATTATGGTGAGCCTAGTGACCCTATCGACTCTGGATACAATGATGAGCTAGAGTTCAATGGCTACGACTGCGATCATTGCACTCATTGTGGCACTCAGCTAAAGCATGGTTCTCTATATCGTCACACTAGCGGTGAGCTAGTTGTCATTGGTCCTACTTGCGTAGATCGTCTTGAGTTCGAATCGGCTGACGCAATCCAAATCGAGCATATCGCTAATCGCATACATCTCGCTCGTCTTCGCTCGCTCATGAAAGCTAACTGGCGTTGGAAAATCGTTGGTGAGTTTCTTAATCGAGAATCAGGATAAAGATATCATCCTTCGTGATATGCTTAACAAGCTCAACAAATACTTCAGTCTCTCTCGTAAGCAAATCGCATTCGCTCGCAGGCTCGTTCGTCAGCATGATGAGCGTGATGCTCGCAAAGCTGAGCGTGAGGCTAAACTCGCAGATACACCTGATTGGTCTGAGGGTCGTTATGAAGTCTCTGGAAAAGTCCTCAAGACCAAATGGGTAGACAATGATTTCGGTTCTTCCTGCAAGATGCTCTTCGAGCTAGAGGATGGTCGCCGTTGCTGGGGAACTCTTCCTAAAAAACTCGAAGATATTAATCTCGACAAAATAGTCTTGACAATAAAGGCTACTTTCGTACCATCAAATGATGATAAAAAATTTGCTTTCTATAAGCGTCCGAGCGTAGTGTCCTCGGTTGCATAGTGTGATAGATACATAGGTTAAGCCTCATTCGGTTAGTAGTGTTTCCGAGTGGGGCTTTTTCGTGCATTGACATCAGGTTATTACTGATGGCATCTACTACTACAACTGCTCAACTAATCGCTATTCGTGACAAACTGCTGATAGCAATCAATAAACTAGCTGAAGATGGCATAACGTCATACAGCATTGGCGATCAGACTTTCTCGCTCGCAGATGTCGGTAGTCTTATTGATCAAGTCGAGAGGCTTGACAGATTGATTGCTCTTAAAGATAAAACTCTAGGTGGTCGTGGTAGAAATAGGATTACGTTGACAAACTTTGATGGCTAAAAAAATAAAAACTCCCTCTCGTATTAGCTTTGCGGCTAAATACTTCTGGAAAGCTTTTCGTGGATACGATGCTGTAAAAAATACACGCTATCGAGCGAATCGTGGAAATGACGCTATTCGTAGCGAAGAAATCGAGCTAGGAAACTACGATCGAGACAAACTCATTTCTGCTTGCTTGGAGTTCCGCAGGAACAATCCAGTAATCGCATCCCTGTCTCGCTTGAGGAAAGCTGATGTTGTTGGGCGTGGCATTATACCTCAACCTTCAACTGGCGACCATGAGACTGACCTGAAGATCGAGGCTGAGTGGGCTAAGTTTTCCCAAGCTCCAGAGGTTACTGGCATGATGGATATGCGTGACCTCCAACAGCAAATGATAGATTCCCTGCTATATTATGGCGATTGCGGTCTTATCGTTGGCAATAATCAGGTTCAGTTTATTGATGGTTCACGAATCGGAAACCCTAGCGGTCAGTCCACTAGTAGCGAGGCGTCAAGATACCAAAATGGCGTGGAGGTGGATGACTTAGGCAAACCTATAGCCTATACAGTTGGAAAGCGTGTCAGCGGTGTCCTGAGGGATTACAAGCAAATACCTGCACGTGACTTCATACCATTTTACAAACGCATACGACCTAATCAGTATCGTGGCATACCTGAGTTAGCTCCAGTTCTCAACACTCTGCAAGACTGCGATGAATATGATCGTGTAGAGATGATGGCTGCTAAGGTTAGTGCTTCTCTTGCGGTTGCAGTTAAGCGTGAGAATAGTTACGAGTTCGAGCTACAAAATCGACTACCATCAGATGAACAGGACTCAGGTGGCAATCTTGAAGCATTTGAACCTGGTCGCTTTCATTATTTAGAAGCTGGTGAAGATATTTCTGTTATCAGTTCTGGCGGTAGACCTAACGTAGACGGAATCCAATGGGTTAGCTATATGCTTCGTAAGGTTGGAAGTGCAGTCGGCATACCACTAGAATTTTTGCTAATGGAAATAGGTGGCAGTAGCTTCTCTGCTTCGCAGGGTGTTGTACTTCAATATCAACAAACTATTGAAAGCTATCAGTCTGATTTGATTCGCGTAATGAATCGACTTTATAAAAGATGGTTATCTCAACAAATAGCCTCCAATAACATAGACGTATCTGATGCCCCAAATCCATTTAGTGTAAGATGGCAACGTCCTGCATTCCGATGGGTCAATCGTGCTGCTCAGGTTAAGGCTGACATGGAATACTTTCGTGCAGGTGCTATGTCATTAGACGATATTACTGCTCCATTCGGATATACTGCTGAAGATGTTTTGCAACGTAAGGCTCAAAATATTATACGTGCTAAAGAAATCGCATCTGAGTCTGGACTCGACTGGCAGGAACTAATTAATCCATTCCCAACATCTATGAGTGCTAACTACTCTGAAATAATCGAAGGATAATGATGCTTGAATCAAATAGCGATAAGGTCAGTAAGTCTGTCGAGAAGTCTCTTGAGACAAAGCTAAAGGATCATAAGGAAAAAGTAGGAAGCGATAGCAGAAAACAAACTACGCTCCGTAAGCTAAAGATTGTTTACAATCGAGGCATCGGAGCATATCGCACAAATCCCTCTAGCGTAAGACCTAGCGTCAGTTCCCCACAGCAATGGGCTCAGGCTAGAGTAAACTCGTTCCTGACAGCGTTAAGAAATCTAAAATACAGAAGTGGTAAGCATGATACCGATCTCCTCCCTGACAGTCACCCTATGGCTACTAAGGATGAAAAGGCATCAGCTACTTTTCAGGAAAGTTATAACGACTATCCTGAGAGTGCTACGAATAATGCAAAACGTGCATTGAAATATAAGGCTGAAAACCCTGACAATAAATGCGGAACTCCTGTCGGATGGACTAGAGCTAACCAACTCGCTAAGAAGGAAAAAATAAGTCGTGAGACAATCGCTCGCATGGCTTCATTTAAGCGTCATCAGCAGAATAAGGACGTTCCTTACGATGAGGGTTGTGGCGGTCTTATGTGGGATGCATGGGGTGGAACATCTGGAGTCGAATGGGCTATCAGAAAACTTCGTCAAATTGACAAACAAAAGAATAGTAAAATGAGTAAACAATTCGCTTTCGGTATTGCTGGTGTAGAGCAATCACAAATAGATAAAGATAGCGGTACTATGGGTGCTGTCTCTCTTATTTCGGTTGGTCCTGCTTTGGGGCATGGATTATTCGTAGATCAGCTTTCGCTAGATACGATAATCTCTGAACTACAAGGCATGAAACTTCCTGCATATATAACTCATCGTGGAGCTTTGTTCGATGATCGCCTCACCAGAGAAATAGGTATGTTTAATAATTTCCGCATCGAAGATGGGAGGCTTCTTGGTGACTTTCAAGCATTCGAATCCTTTCAAGAGGATGACTCTAAAAAATTCAACCGACTCTTTGAGCTTGCTGAAAAAATGCCTGAACGATTCGGACTATCTATTGTTTTCTCCGCTACGTCCGCTTGGGCTACCGACATGGGCGATGTTGAAACTAATGAGAAACCTGAAGATGCCCTATTTGAGTTTCCATCCATAAGAGTCGAAGAGGTATCAAGTGCTGACTTCGTTGACAATCCTGCCGCTAATCAGCGTGGACTATTTTCTAAAATTGACAGTAACCCTAATGCTATAATGACTAAACTAGAACTATCTGAACAAAATGAGTCTCTTGAGAAAGCTAACGCTGAACTCGTAGAGCAAAACCATCAACTATCTATTGATAAAGTTGATGCGGAGGCTGAATCTGAGGGACTCTCTGAGAAACTTGGCGGTCATGAAGATGAGATGAAAAAACTCAAAGAGGAATTAGATTCCGCTCTTGAGCAAATTGCATCTCTTAAATCTCAACTCGAAGAAAAAGAAGATGAACTCGCTGCTAAGGATGAGGAAATGGCTTCTAAAGATGAAGAGCTTGAGGAAAATAAAGAAGAAAAAGAAATGGTCGAGGTTGAGGCTTCTAAAAAAGAAGCAAAAATCGAGACTCTTGAGAAGCTCATTGAAGGCTCAGAGCCTGTTGCTTCTGTTTCTGATTCTGAGGAATATATTCCTAGCAAAGCAAATCGTTCTAAAATCATTTCCGAGTTCGCTAAAGAAAATAGCATCTCTGAATTTACAGCTACGCTCCGACTCAGCAAGTCGAAGCCTGAGCTTTTTAACTCCTAATAAAAAAATATAAATTATTATGTCTGCTACAACTATCTCAAATGTGAAAAAAACTTTCACAGCGACTGAGACTATCGGTGCTTATCTTTTGACTAAGATTGGAACTGACGGAACTGTCGCTGTTGCAACTAAGGTCGCCTCTGGCGAAGTCCGTGTCGGATTCACCGACCGATCTGTCGATGCTGGCGAAGCTACTCCTATCGTTCTTCTGAATGGTGGCGGTACTGCTTACGGCACTCTAGCTGGAACTGTAACAAATGCTGGTGTCGCTCTTTATGGCGAAACTACTGGTAAACTTGGTGTAACTGCTTCTGGTGGTATCATCGGTTACTCTTCTGCTTCTGGTGGTGCGGCTAACGATGTTGTCGAAATCATTCTTGCATAACCCAATAATTATTACTCAATATGTCTTTACATACATCATCTAGCTTCAATCCAGTATTATCTGAAGCACTCAACAAAATTGGTGAAAACCAATTCGTTGGAACTCAGATTCTCCCTGTCCGTAACGTAGGCGTCAAAAATGGCGACTACCCTGTATTCGGTGACGATCAGTTCGACCTCAATGCTTCACAAATTCGTGCTGCTGGTTCTTCTTTCGCTCGTCGTGACTTTGACTATACCAAGCAATCTTTCGCTTGTAAGCAATATGCTCTTGAGGGTGTGCTTCCTGACGAAGATGAAACTGAAGCTGCTACAAATGGCATCTCAGATTCTGCTGGTGCAATCGCTCAGAAACTTCAACGCGACATCATGGTCGGTCACGAACTTCGTGTATCAGCATTGATGAACTCTGCTGGTTTCGCTTCAACTGCTGTTACTGCTTCTTTCAATAATGCAGGAACTGCTAAACCTATCAAAGACATCCAGAATGCAGTTGAGCGTTTGAATGGAAATGGTTTCTACGATGGATTAAGCCTCATCATTGAAACTGGTCTATTCAATAAAATGATCAACTCCGATGACATTCGTGGAATCTTCAATGGCAATGGTGAGTACACCAATCGCCAAGTGATGCGTGATGCGTTTGGTGTTGGTAACATCATCTTGCTTCCAACTCGTTACAATAGTGCCGCTAAAGGTCAGACTGCTTCTCGTAGCAAGATCTGGGCTGAGGGTCACTTCTGGGTTGGTCAAGTTGCAGGTGGCGAGTTCTCTAATGGTGGCTTCGGTCGCACTCTCTCTTATGTTCAAGATGGTGGCGTATTCACCGCTGAGACATATCGTGATGAGCCTATCAAGAGTGATGTCCTTCGTGTTTACAATAGCGTTGATGAAGTTATCATCAATACTAATGCTTGTGAAAAAATCACAGGTGCGAATGCATAGTCTGCTTTAATTCCCTAAAAACTAGCCTCATCCTACTAATGGATGGGGCTTTTTTTATGCCTAAAAAGCTTATGCCTCTTAAACAGTAGGCTGTAAGAGGTTAAAAAAAAGTTAAAAAAACTTTACTTTTGCTTTTTTCTCAGCCACAATTTTGTTACACTTAAATTAATAACCTATAAAAATACATACTATGAACTACGTTAAAATCCAAATCACTCGCCCTACTAATCGCAGAGTTGAGCCAATCGAATCAGACTACGCTTTCTTGATGACAATCGAAAGCAATCATAAGGAGCTACTCAAGATGACTGCTCCTGAAGTTTGCGAGCAAATGTTTATGGCTACTAATGCTCCTAAGGAAATGCTTACTCCACTTCAATGGCACTTGCGTGAGGAGTATCAGAAGGGTCTGCTCAAATGCGATAATGATCACATCAACTTCTTCTCAATTTCTGTCGGTGATAAGGTTGGCGTAAAACATTGGATCGATCCTATCTTCGATTATACTTTTGAAGAGAATCGTTGCGACCCATACGGCTGGACTAAAACATACGCTACATCAACAGGTGTCGTAGCTACCGATTACTTCGCATCATAATTCAACCTACTGAAAAATACAAAAGCCTCACTCTTCGGAGTGGGGCTTTTTTATTTACAAAGTTACTTATAGTAAATGAGTCTATCAAATTTAATCAGCGATAATCTTAATTTCGCAATCAGTCAAATATCCGTTACGCTTACGGCTATCACTCCAACTAACTCAGAGATATACATAGCCAATAAGCAGGATGCTGAGTCAGCCTTCGAGATATTCGAGGATGGTCGAGAGGTTACCATTGATACCAAGTTTTATTTAAATCGCTCAGATTATGGCGTTTTGCCCACTAAAGGTATGGTCTTGACAGATGGCACTACGAACTACAAAGTAGAAAACATACATGACGACTCAATTAACATCACTAGAAGAATCGACTGCTCCTCGCAGTATCAACGATAAAATCGTTTTATACATAATCGGTCACGCTCCTGACGCTAAATATTTAAAGCGTCTATTAAAGAAGGTAAGACCAATCACATCGCATCTTTGTTTTCTCAATACAGATGACAGGGATGATTGCTTGCAGATTATAGAGAATAGTGGCATCAAACATACTTACGATGTCCTTACGTTTCCCAGTAAGGATGAGTTTGATTTTTCCATGGCTCGCAATCGTGCTATGCAGATGGCTCTGAATGTCGCAGAGGATGACCAGTTCATCATGTGGCTTGATTGTGACGATGTTATAGAAAACCCTGAGGCTATCATTGAAGAAATGAAAGCCAATAGTAGTTATACTGCTTTCGCTATGCCTTATCAGGTTACGAGCAATACTGGAAACCTTCAAAAAATTCGCATACATAAATCTGATTGGAAGTGGATCAATAAAGTGCATGAAGAACTAATGCCTGATGACGATGGTCGTAGACAAGCGTTCGCACTCAAAACTAAAGTTATCCATGCTCCAGACGATGATAAATCTAATCACGATTTCCATATATCGTTACTAAAAAACAATATTAAGTATTCCCCTGCCGACTACGCTTATCTAGCAAAGGAACATTTCAACCTAAATAAGTTTGAGGATGCTATCGGCTGGATAAAGAAGGCTATATCTATTCACGATGTAGATATTGAGATATATAACCTTTGGATAATGTTGGCACTTTCTTACCAATACCTAGATAGAGAAACTGAAGCTACTGAGACGCTCTACAAGGCTCTTGAGTTGAGACCTCAGAGAAAAGAGGCTTATTACTATCTTGCGGAGCTATATGGGCGTAAGGGTGGGCAGTATCTATACAAAGGATACGCTCATATACTGTCTTGTAACGCTCAGAGTGAAACCACAGATCCACTCAGCAATCAACTTATATACGATTCTCTCTGCTTCAAGCTTCACGCTAAGTACGATCAAAAACAAAATAAATATCAATCTGCTATTGACATATTAGGCAAGTGTAAGGACTGCGATGAAGAAGCTAAGGAAATAATAAGTGAATGTCGCAAAGCAATCCATGATGATCAAGAAAAGTATTTATAAATGCCTGCCCCAAATCTAGAAACTCTTTTTGACTTCGAGACTAATATCGAGTCTGCCGCTAAAACATTCTTGGAAACTGCGACTGGTCTATCTGCGTCCAGTCTTTATGCAAGTTTAGATCAAGATGACTTTGTTTTGCCTCGCATTGGAATAAGCTACGAGGATGGCGGTGCTGTTGATCCATTTGATACTAGAGGTTCAGGCGTAGAGTATTTAAAATATGAGGGTACATTTAACATAACTGTAATCACCGATGCATCTCTCGATAATACAGCATCAAACCATAGACTCATTCGTGGCAAGGTTAGATCGGCTATGCTTCTTCAGGCTGACAACTGGACTACAATTCTGGACGCAAATGTTAGTGGCTTCACTATAACCAATCCAACTGATTCTGGAACGGCTGGTGTCTACGCTGAAAGCGGTACATTTGGAGGTAAGAAACAATTCGTACTTGGCGACTCTAAGGTTCGCTACGATACTGACAGGTGGAAGATATATAACGCCAATACAGATGATAACAGATGGCAGGCTAGTTTAGGTAGTGAAGATTACCCTTGGAATGCCTCAGGCTGGACTGCTGTACAGGGTACAGGTTCTGCACCTTTATTTTCTTCGCTAACAGGTACTAGTGTTTTACCCTACTACGATATTAACTATATGCGTCCAATGGGAACTACATACGAGGTAGATGGAAATTTAGCTATATCAACAATTTCTTATCAAATAAATGTAGGCATCCGTGATGATGCTTGGGTAAGTTGACAATAAATCTTTTATTGAACTCTTTATCTTAAAAAAATTATGGCTATTACAAATGACGGCTCTCAAAAATTTGGCATAACTACCACTCAGGCAAGTGTCCAAACTCAAACTTTCATTGTCGAAAGTTTTACCAGTACACGTGGTGCAGATCGTGTTGATCTAAATGACGGAAATGGTGAACCTCTTGGTAGTGTTACTGTACCAAGTCGTGAAGAAGTCTCCATGACTCTTCAGGTTGGAACTAACACTAACACATCAACATTTCAATTATCCGCAGGTGTCACGTTCTCCCATGGAGGAAAAGTGATTGTTGTTACATCTGCTGATTTATCTGAAACTCAGGCTGATTACAGACGCTACAATGTAGCTGGTTACGTGGCGATCAACATAACCTAATTAGATTATGTTCGTTGCGGCTCAATTTGACGATGCCGCTAGGGAGCGAATCTCTGATGCGGCTCAGTTCGAGAAGCGTCTCCGCTTGGAGGCGTTCCTTGGAGTTTCAACGCAAATAGGCGTATTCAGTTTACGTCAGTTTACGTGCAAGGATTACTGCGTACTGGATTATACAGAAAATAAGTTACTTTCTGATTGCGATTCAGCCGATGATTTGGACTATGTTTCATTTCTGTGGAATATGCGACCATCTTCTGAGAATCGCTCTGAGGCTCGTTTTGCAAAGTGGGCAGGAAAACATATAGATTCCTACATAAAGCGTGAAATACAATGCTTTTTGCTTACTCAATTCAATGATATGCCTTCAGGCTCATCAGAGGATGATAAAACTAGTGGAATTGGCGATTCAACTGCACCCATAGCTTCAATAGTAGATATAATCTCGCATAACTACGGATGGACTTGCGACTACACGATGTCTCAGCCTCTTCAGGTCGTCCTCCAGTTGATGCAACGCATATTTAAAAGGAACCTAGGCGATAAATACTCAATCAGTAATCGCATTACTCAACAAGCTAGAGCTAACGAACTAAATAAATCTTAATAATGGCAAATTTTTCACTATTAGCTAAAATTGGCGTTGACTCAAAAGCTCTTCAAACTGGATTAGCTAATGCTAAAAAAAGCGTCAAAGGTTTCGGAGCCTCGATAGGAGGCTTGGGTGGATTAATAGCTGCTGCTGGTCTAAAAGGCTTGGCTATGTCTGCCATCAATACTGGTTCAAGAATAAGTGACCTTTCCGAGCAGTTAAGAATCAATGCTGAGTCACTCCAAGCGTTGCAGGTTGCTGCTGAAAAAGCTGGAGTTAGTCAGAGTTCCCTAGAAAGGTCTCTGCGTAATTTAACAATCAGAACTCAAGAAGCGAAAGATGGAAATCTAACATACGGAGATGCTTTCGAGCGTCTAGGTCTTAATATTGAAAAGTTTTCTAAACTTCCTACGGAGAAAAAGTTAGTTGCTGTCTCAATAGCATTCGCAAAAGCTGGAAAATCTCAAGAAGCATTCGCTGACGTTGCTAATATTCTTGGTCAAAGAGCTGGTCCTGAGTTAATGGAGATATTGAGACGTCTAGCTGATGAAGGCTTGGATAAAGTTACGGAATCAGCTAAAAGGCTTGGTCAAGTAATGGATAAAGATGTAATTAAGCAAATGGATGAATTAGCTGATAATATCTCAGTATTAAAAAGATTTTCTGTTACAACATTCGCTACTGTTATCAATGGTGCAATCGATGCCGCTGCTGCGGTCGGAGTTTTTTTGTTGTCTTTCACCGATAACAAGTTATTCAGAGAATATATACAACAAACTAAAGATGCAAAAATCCATCAAGATGCTTTTTCTGAAGCAGTAGCTAAATCTACTGATAAAACTGATGAATACAATAATGTCATTGATGATTCAATATCAGAAAACTTCAAAGCTGAAGAAGCTGCTGAAGCGTTAGCTAAAGCTTTGAAAAAGGAACGTGATGCCCTCAAAGAAGCAAAGGGTGAAATGGATGAATACATCAAAGGAACTAAGGATGTTACTGAGGCTCAGATGCAAAGGTTCATACGCCAAAAGGAACTAGAATCTTTAATGCTTAAGATCACAGGGTCAATCTGCGGAGTCTGATCGCCTTGATGAATATATCAACAAAGTCAAAGAAGCGTTAGATCTAACAAATCGCTATGGCATAGCCATACAAGGACTCCGTGCGACTTGTTAAGGGTTTAGACTCAGAGCAGGCTAAAGCTTCTGCTGTGGGTGCTGAGGGTCAGGACTTGGAGAAGGTTGCAAGTGCTATCGGAGAAAAGGCTGGAGTATCTTTCAAAGAAACTAGCGAAGGGATGTTCCAACAGTTCGTTGACGGCATAGAAACTGGCACTAAATTTACTGAGGAACAGCTTCAAGAAGGCATCAGAAAACAAATAGAGTCTTCCAAGGATCAATCAAAGATACTTAATCAAATCAAGGATGTCCTTGGCGGTAAGTTTACTAATCAATAGTTTATAAGATGGCAGTAACAAATGACCTACCAATAAACTTCCAGAATGAGGCTACTTTGCTTGATGCAAACGCTGGCTTTTTCCTGCAAGATGCAAACCTTCCTAATTCAAAAATATTTGTCGAGAAGTATGTTACTAAAAAGCAAGACTATCAATTCTTACCAATAGGAACTCAGTCAGAGTTTCACCAAAATGCTTTCCTTTTTGCTGAAGAAGACTTTACTGACATTGGTGGCGGTCTAATGACTTTCAATAGAAAGTATGCAACGATTCCAGAGTCGG